TTTCCTGCATAACCTTAACTAGTTCCTCCGTCTTACCGTCAGAGGCTTTAAATGCAGCCGTGAGCTTATCCAGCTTTCCTGATTTAGCCGCGTTCATCAAAACAGCGGCGGCAGAACTGGCCTCTTCGCCAAATATCGTTTTCATGTATTCAGCGCGCTGACCGGTACCCAGTTTATTTTTATCAAAACTGGCCTGCATTTCCTTCAGGATGGTAAATATCGGGCGGGTATTCCCTTTCCTGTCTGCCGTTTTAACCCCAAGCTCTTTAATCGCCGCGTAGGCTTGCCCGGTCGGTGCCTGGAGTCGACTTAAAATAGCGCGACTACCCGTACCAGCCATTGACCCCGTAATTTTCGCATCATGTAGGGCGCCAACCATTGCAGCGGCTTCCTCAATGCTGACACCGGCATTTTTAGCCACCGGCGCAGCATATGTCAGCGCATCACTAAGCCCGTCAAAATCTGCGGCGGTTTTATTCATTGTCATCGACAGGACATCACCGATGTGAGAGACCTGCTCGTTAGTAAGCTGGAAAGCTGATTTCATCCCCATCAGCAAACCGGCGTTCTCTTCCATTGTTCGACGGTTAGCAAGCGCCATATTAAGTGTGACGGGCGTCGCCGCCTGAATCGCTGCCGCGTCTCCGCCTGCTTTCGCAATGATAATCTGAGCACCGGCCGCATCATCGGCAGAGGCGGCAGTATTGTCGCCCAGCAGTCGGGCCTGATTTCGCAACGCAGTCATTTCTGCGGAGTCTTTCGCCACGCCGAGTACAGCCTGTAACTCGGAGTTTTTCTGCGCAAAATCATAACCCGGTTTCATTAGTGCAACACCGGCCAGCGTGCCTGTCGTCGCCATACCGACACCGGCGGCACCCATTGCGGCCGCATTTCCGGCCAGCTCTTTACCGGCCTGATATCGCTGTTTAACCGCGTTGAGCTTTGCCTGTTGCGCGCTGACGCGCGCCAGTGCTTCACGCTGGCGATTAAGCTGCGCCGTCGTTTCGCTGATGCTGGTTTTTAACCGGCGCTCGTCTGCCGCCAGGGTGCGGGTATTAATTCCCGCCTGGCTGAGTTCCTGCCGCTGGCGCTGTACAGCCTGCCGCAAGCTGTTGTGTTTGAGCTGGAGCGCTGCGGCACTTTTTCGGGCGGCATCCATTGCCTGCGCCTGCGCGCGCGTCGGCTGTTCCGTATTTCTAAACTGGATCGCCAGTGCAGCGGCTTCCTGTTTAGCTTTCTTCAGCTCCTGACCGGTAACGGCAAGTTGCGCGCTGGCCTTGCGAAACCCGTCGATACGGGATGCCTGGCCGTTCAGTTCACGCAGTGATTTTTGAGTGTCCCGGATATCACCAGACAGCGTTTTGCTCGCTGTCTGGATGGATTTAAACGGGCGGGTCGCCTGGTCAACAGCCTTGAGTAATACCTGCAATTTAACGTCGTTACTCATTCGTGTTTCCGCTTCGCTGTAGCGCTTTTTCGCGCCAGGTGGTGAGCTCGGTCAGGCTCATGGGATATAACTCTGATGGCGGCCAGTGAAAAATCACCGCGATATCCGCCATCAGGTCATCGACCGACATATCTTTCGGAAAATTTAATCCGCCAAATTCGGCGACAAAAAACCGATCACCTTTGTTGCCAGCGCCATCAGGTCGGGTAAATCCATCATGACGACATCCGATTCGGTAAGAGACGGACTGGTCATACGCGGCAGCACTTTAATCAGGGCGTCGACTTCAGAGCGCGCAACGTCGGCCAGGCTGACACCGCGCAGGGTTCCGGCGTTGGGCTTCATCAGGGTGATTTTTTCGATGACCTGCTCGCCGCGTTTGATGGGGGTTTCCAGGGTGACGATGTTTTCTTTGCTCATGAGTTTCTCACTATTTACGGATTCGGGTTTAACCGGCCAGACATGCTGGCCGGGGAAAAATTACAGGCCGATATTGCGGCGGTGCTGGTCGAGTCGGTCGACGCCGTTCACCTTCTCAATCATGTTGAGGACGTCGATTTCTACCAGCTCTTTACCGTTCATGGTCAGCTTGTAGTACGTGCAAACCAGCGATAATTTGCTGCTTGTATCCTCGCCCTGTTTGCTCTCGCCGTTATCGACTTCCTTCACCTTGAATCGGGTCTCAACTTCCACCGCCACGGTTTCGCCGGTATCGTCCCGCTGGTAAGAGCCTGCATAGCGCAGTAGCGTCCCGGTACCGACGGCACCATAAAGTGACCAGATCGCATCATCAGGGAAGCCGCCGAGGGAAATCTCCATAGCCAGCGCGTCATCGTCGAGGCCGAAATCGACAGGGGCCGAGCCTGACATCCCGCCGCCCCGGTAATTTTCCAGCTTACGGGTCAGCTTTGGCAGGGTGACGGACTCGATAACGCCGAGATAGCTGACGCCATCCAGAAACGTGTTCAGGTATTTGAGCTTGCGCGGCATTGCCATTGGTCAGGGCTCCTTAATTGCTGTTAACCGATGACACCAGATTCGCCAGGTATTTGTCGGTAATGCGCTGGCGTAGCGTCAGATTTTCGAGAGGGGGAACCGGCGTATAGTCGTAATCGATATACAGTTTCCCGGCTTTGAGGGTCTCCGCGTCGTTAGCCGATTCATCAAACCAGCAGGTCGCATCGACGATATAGCCCGCCGTTTTCATCTCGCGGAATTTCGCATTGATACCCGCAACGATGTCCCGAATCAGGGTGGCGGTGATGGGCTTATCGACCGCCCACATGTGACCCGCAGCCATTGTGTCGGCGATAACCTGCGCGGTGCGGGTGTAGTTCTCGAACAAGAACAGCGGGTCATCGGAGCAGCAGCGGTTGCCCCAAAAGCGGAAACCGTCTTTACGAATGAGCGTGGTGACGCCTGCCTCGTTAAGCAGGTCGGCATCGGTGCCGGATTCCTGCAAATCCCAGAAGACCGACGCGCTGATGCCGGTGACGCCATTCACGCCAACGTTTGACAGAGTTTTGTGCCAGCCGGTGTCCTGGTCTATTTTGGCGCGCAGGCCCAGCGCGCGGGCGGTCGCCCAGGCGGTCTTGGTCGCGTTCGCCGTGGTATCCCATGCCAGAAAATCCGGCCAGATAACCATCAGCTCACGCTGGCTGAAATTCTCGCGATAGAGCATCGCCTCGGAAATGTTCTGGCAATCCCAGGCGCTGATATAACCAAAGGCGCGCAGCTTCTGGCAAATCGGCGCGAGCGCGGTCGCCACTTCGAGGGAATCGAGGCCCGGCACACCGAGGATGCGCGGTTTAACGCCGGTAACAGCCTCCGCCGTGAGCAGCGCTTTCAGCCCGGTGTAATTGCCGCTTTCGTCGGTGCCGCCGATAATGTTTGAAATAGTCTGCGCTTCGGCATCGTCGCCGGTACCTTCGGCAACGCGCACAACGACAATGACCGGTTTCGACTGGTCGGCAATTGCCTGGAGTGATGCGGCCAGGGTGCCTTTTGTACCCGCTTTCGCAATGGCGCTTTGCACGCTGGTAATCAGTACGGGCTTGTTGAGTGGGAAGGTGGCGGCATCGGCATCGCTGGCCGTACAGACCATGCCGATAATCGCTGTGGATACGGTGGAAATGACGCGGGTGCCGTCGTTAATCTCGACAACCTGGACGCCGTGATGAAAATCGCTCATCCGTTTAACTCCGTGGTTAAGGGTGAGCATTATTTTCAATCGTGGGGGAAGGGGTGACGAGTCATCCCCGCTGTAACAGGGACTGTACAACAGGAATGACCGTCACAGTGTCAGGCAATGCGGCTCCAGCACATCAGCAGGGTGTGGGCTTCCACCACGCTGAACGATTTACCTTCGCCGAGGTTGGCGGTTTTGCCACTTGTCGTGTGTTTGTGCTCCGGCACCGTGACTTCGTGTTCGTGCTCTCCGGCTTCATCGGTCACACCCAGCTCTTTCGGGTTAAAGAGTTGCCGCACATCGCCGCCAATCTCCCATGGGTCATCCTTACCGGCCACGCCACCATGACTGTGAACACCGCCGCGCGTGGTCTTCAGCTTCTGCTCTGGCTGCTCGCTGGTCTCGCCACTGACGTCAATCTGCACGGCTGGCAGGTTAGCGCGCTCAATGGTTACGGTATCGCTTCCGCCGGTTTGCCCGATGTCCGATCCGTCAGCCTTGCCGACGCGGATCGTTTTGTTTTCGCCAGTGTACACCCATTGCGACCACGGCCAGCGCTCATTGGGATTGAGGTTCTGGTTAAAAAAGCGGGTGGTGCCAACCGGATTATCATCTTCCCAGAAATCTCGCTTTGCCGTCGTTATAGCATCAGCAATCACCTGCTGAATATTCCTGTCTAAGTTACCTACAATTTCGTCGGCGTAATCCTTTGCTTCACCTTTAGCCTTATCAACCTCAGTTATCGTTGCCAGAATGATCGCCGGGTCAGTAATTAGTTGCACATCGGCAATATTGTTGACGGTGATGTAAATATTCACCGTGCTCATACGCCCTGCCCCTTGTTCCAGCAATGGCTTATAGGATGGAGGTAAATTTGCTACGGCCAGACAGATCCCTCTGTCATCAAATAACGCCGCTTCACGCAGCCACCATCCGCCAACCTGGGGCATCATCAGCATTTCTGCCCGGATGACATTTCTGTCCAGATCAGCAATAACCAGCCTGTTTAACGGAGCGCGGTAAACTTCATTAACTAGTCCCTGCATTCCGTCAGGATTTATATTATTACCGCCACCATCTCCAACAGCCATTTCAGTAATAGAGATTGGTTCATTATTCATGACTGCGCGAGTCATGGCATTAACTCCCGCCGCGGTCAGTTTTGTATAAAAGGCTGTGCTCATCTCTTATCCTTTTCTGTCTGGCGCCTCGGCTATTCTTGAGCTAAAACGTGATAGCTCAGGGTATATCCATCACTAGCCGATAATGCGGCCTGGCTGTTTTTATCCTCATTTATCCATCCGCTGATAATGTCATCCCGTTCGTACTGGTTCAGATTTACCCAGTTTTCAGATACACGCGAAAAAGTGACCATGCTGCCATTAACTGTTTCAATGCGTACTTCTACGGTTGTCATACTGCCTGCCCTCTTAAAGCCATGATGTTTTTACCCAGCGCGACAGCCGTCAGA